AGTTGAAACAGCAGCATTTAATGTGCATACTCGTGTTCTAACTCTTCCTAAATGGGATAGAGCAAGTAATAATGTATATGATGCATTGGTGGCACATGAGGTAGGACATGCACTTTATACACCTGATAGAAATTGGTACAAGGAAATACAGATTCCTCCCAACTTTGTGAACATTGTAGAGGATGTAAGAATTGAGAAGTTGATGAAGAGAAGATATGCAGGACTTGCCAAATGTTTCTATAACGGTTATAATGAACTCAATGATCAAGATTTCTTTGACATAGATGGTAAAGATCTTACTAATTTTAATCTTGCCGATAGGGTTAATTTATATTTCAAGATTGGTGCGTGGAATGATATATCTTTTTCAATTACTGAAACTCCAATTATCAATTTAATTAGAAATGCAGAAACGTTTGATGAAACCTTATCCGCAGCAGAAGCGTTATATAATTTCTGCAAGGAAGAGCTTGAGAACAAGCAGGAAGAAGAAATTGAACTCAATTCTGGAATGGATCTTGAAGGGGGCGGGAATATCCCTGATGATAGTGGTGACGATAGTGATTTTACCGTTCCTGAGTCTACTGGTGATGCTTCTATGGAAGGTGGGAGTGGTGGCGATGCTGATAATATTGGGATGGATGGTGCTGGCTCTTCTTTAGATGAACCAGAAGTAGAGACTGCTGATTCATTAGCAGATGCTCTTAAAGATCTTACTAATACTCAAAATAATCTTGAAAATACCTATGTTGAATTACCTAAGTTAAATTTAAACAAAATAATTATTGATAATGAAGTAATACATAAAAATCTTGCTGCAGAATGGATTGGGCAAGAGAATGACCATAAGAAAATGTTGGAGGATAGAAATTTTAAGTATCGTGACATTTATGAAGAAGTTGATAGTAAGTTTGTAGAGTTTAAAAGAAGTGCTCAGAAAGAAGTTAATTACCTAGTTAAAGAGTTTGAATGTAAG